CAGGCGAATTACTCATAGTAGTGACGGGATAGGGACGAGAGTTTTAGACCAAAATCAAGTAGGGTTTTTGGGACATGGTGTCTCGTCATTTTGGTAAGGTTTCGGTTTGAAAGAAATGGGGCGCAAAAATGTTTCGCGGCCATGACTGGAGCGTAGCGACCCCATAGTCTCGTGATTTATGTAAGGTTCTATCATGTCTAGGATGTGTCTCCTCTTTTCATACAATCTTGGAACTCTCATACATCTCATGTAGTAGTTCACACCTGGTCTAATCGTGTTGAGTGTTGGCTTCAATCTCAAAAACCATAATAACTCTTCAAGAGCAGCGTCACCTTTACTACCACACATAACTCTCGAAACTATTTTCATTTTCCAATTTGACCATCCACCATTCTCCCTTATGAACTTGTACAATTTTCGCTCAGATGTTTCCGATAACATTTCGTGTTCCTCCATCCGTCTGTCATAGTCAGTAGTACGCCCAACATATGTGTCTGATATGTTTTCGTCAATACTATAAATTGAGTATATCACAACCTCATACATATCTATATATGTATCATACTCTTTATCCACATGTGGACAAGTCCCATAACCTATAAATCATAATTGATTATCCTACCATCGCGGCCATACCTGGAGCGTAGCGACCCCAAACTCACCTCAACTTTCTCCAGACTTTTGAAAATATTCTCGAACTCTAAAGTTTTCAGAAAAATAAATAAAACTTCATGTCTTTACACAACCTCATGGAAAATCTTCGATACCATGTTACCCCATGATGTTCCACCAAACTCATCTCAACTTTCCCCAGACTTTAGAAAATATTATTGAACTCTAAAGTTTTCAGAAAAATAAATAAAACTTCATGTCTTTACACAACCTCATGAAAATTATTCGATACCATGTTACCCCGTGTTGTTCCACCAAACTCACTCCAACTTTCTCCAGACTTTAGAAAATATTCTTGAACTCTAAAGTTTTCAGAAAAATAAAATAAACTTCATGTCTCTACACAACCCCCATGATGTTCCAACAAACTCACTCCAGACTTTAGCTTTTCATTTCAATTCCAAAAGTTTTCAGAAAATTGAAATCAACTTCATGTCTCTACACAAACCTCATGAACTCAATCATAATATTTCAATACCATGGCTAACACTATAACACCCGTCATCAGTGGTACATCCCACCCTGGCTTCGACTTCTCACCCCAACCCAATGTGAAATACACACTCAAAAATACACCCAATGTTCTCAAAAATATCTCATACTCAACCTTCATCTTTTACTCTCCCACAATATTTATTTCCTGACCAATGAACCTACACTCAGTCAACCCCGGATTCCACACATCACCATGTGTAGCACACAGGGGACACGGTTCTATAGACTCCTCACCCACACCATGCGTATGCTCAGGTTGAACCTTCTTAGGCTTTGCAACCTTCTTAACCTTCACCACCTTGGGCGGCCTCGCTGGCCTCTCACCATGCATCCTACAATAACACGAACCCGGGGATGCCCTATTCCTACATTGTGTCCCCTTCCCAGTCACACCCTCACACGCAGCTTCAGCTGTCGGAGCTGGCTGTAAAGACGCCACTATCTCGCGGAGTTCGCGGAGTTCCTCAAGTATTTGGGTTAAATCGGTCATTTTGTAAAAAACAACCAGGGGTCTCACTTAGGTGTGGAAGAAATTCAAAAAAATTTTAACCACAGTTACTTAGATGACCCATAAACCTCCCAATTCCAAAAACGTTTACTTAAGAAAAGGTAAAGTAACCTCTCACAAGAGATGGAACAGACCGAACCAATACTTGTTCAATAAATGGTTAACGCATATTAAACGTTATATAGAAAGAAACAATATACTTATAGATGTTTATGTGTGCGGTAAATTTTTAGAAAATCCGGAATTGACGTGGGATATAGATATCATATTAACACACAAGGATATAAGCGAATTCGACATAATAAAACTATTCAAAATTAGAGATCTAATGAACTACGGAATGCAACTAGGGTTTGATAAGTATAATATTCTCATTGACATGGCATGTTATTTACCTCTCAATGAGCAGGGAAAGTTCTGGTACTCAGTTGAAGACTTTAAAAAAAATGGTAGAATTCGTAGCAATGTCTTATATACATTCGATAAAATATATCAAAATGGTGAAATTATCCAAGATTTCACAACACAACCCGATACATCCGTAATACAATTGGGTACTGACCTTTTTCTTGTTAGTAAACTATCACCATCTGAAAAACACATCAGTCGTATAAATGATGGTATCCAATACAAAAAACCTCAAAAGATTCTATGATGTTTGGCCACTGTTAGATGATGTCTGGCCACTGTTAGAAAATGTAAATTTAAATAAACTGTAATTTTTTTCGGTGTTGGTCATATCTGTATATTTCTTAAAAGCTGGACTGAGTGGCGAACGGCGACCGGCTCGTACTAAGGTGAGAAGTTTACCTTCATCTGTGGCAGTTGTTGAAATTCTATATTTTTCACCCGTACTTTGAACGTAAAATGTATCACCAGACGTGCCAGATGTTGCGTCGTGTTTCAGGAACTTTCCATCACTCAAACGTTTAATTTTTATAGCATTATTAGCACCACTTGGAATAAAATATACTGTTGAAAACCCAGGGACATTCGGAGTGAAAGTTACCGACGTCTTTTGAGTCTGAACATCAGCACTAAATTGAACAGTGGCTGGAGAATATGTGATATCAATAGGTTCTAATGAATCTTGAGCCAATGTCAATTGGTCTTCGGAAACATTCACCTCAAACTTTGTTAACTCTTTCTCCTCAGTTTGATTGCGAAGTTTATACGTTACCACAATTGTGTGTGTTCCTCGCATATCTTCATCCTCCGTTTGACCGAATACAATCTTATTCCCCTCAGAATTACTTGTACGTCCATCTTCGTTGGTTTCTTTTTTGTCTGTAACATCACCCTTCGTTCGCGTGAAATAAAGATTTGTAACATCACCAAAGTCTGGTCCATTCGACCACGTTATGTTAATCTTAACATTCTTTGAAAGGTCTCCGTACGTATACATTTCTGTGGTTCCTGACGGATTTTCACTTTCAACTGTTACATCATCAATTGTAATAGTTGGCACAGGTTCTTCCGTTTCACCCCGGAAAAAGTAGAATCCTAAACCGAAACTAACAATAAGTATAAGACATAAAAATAGTAATAATATGAAAACAGTCGTGGACATTTATTATATATACATAAAATATTTGTGCTGACTTTAGCTTTTCATATCAAATTCAAAAGTTTTGTGAAATGTGTAAATGAAATAAACTTTGAACAACTCGAGTCTTATTAAAAATCTAAAAGTATTCCGTATATGCATCTATGATACAATCTTCGGGAACATCACCCAAAAAGGGTTTAGATGGATACCGGACAATTGTGATAAGAGTGTCTTCTATTGACGTAACCATGCTTACTCACAAGTAGATACTTTTCGAACGTCTTTGGTTCATACACCTTCTCATTTGAATCATTCATGAGCCACTCGATGTCCATCCATGTCAGTCGAAGAATCAAATCAAGTGCGTCACATGATACATTGGGATACTTCTGCATCACGTAGTTGTATCTGTTCTGAACAACCTCCAAACATTGAAGAATAATGTCGTCATACTCCTCCATCAATTCATCGAACATCTGTGTTACGAGGTTCATATACGTCTCGTGACGCTTTTCTTGATACCACTTCTTCTTCAATTTTGTGATTCCCTTGAAACACATAGACGCCCTACACATCGGACATGAAGACTTACCCTTCATGTACCAGGACTTTGTACATCCTTCACAAAATCCATGTCCACAAGTGAAACGACACCTCGCTTCACTTTCGTAGCAGACTGGACACTCCATGGACATGGCACTGGGTAAGCTTGTTCTTACACTGAGTTCCCTTGGTGGTGATGTGAGTGCAACGGAGGTTCTTGTACTTTTCGTTCTCAATACGGAGGAGTTCGTTCTCCGCGATGAGGGCGAGGTATTCCAACATCTTTGTTAGTTTTTGTCATCATCTGAGGTCACTTAGGCTTTTATCATCGACGACATGTATAGGTTTTTTCAAAAGGACTATAGCGAGGGTCGTGATACTTATCACAAAGTTGAGGGTGGTCATCACCATGATTTCATGTAGGGTCGACCCACATATGTAGTTCAGCATTGATACACATACACTACAAAACTCTAAACCTCTTCGCTCAACATGCTATGGAAAAGTTCACAAAAGTTCTGAAGTTTGGGAACAATCTCATCCTTCCACTTCTCATCATTCTTCTCGATGAGGTACCCCCTCCTCTCATCATTAAATTGTTCCACGAGACGACAATACTTGATGTCCCCCAACATCTGGAGGTATGTCTGACACTGAACTTCCTCATAGTCCCTCACGCGATTGAAGAGACCCTTCGCCCTGTTCTTGATTTCCACGAGAGTTCGAGAACCATCCTCATTCATCTGAAGCCTGTCGATGCGTCCCACAATCTGGTACAGAGTCCCCTCAATTGTACAAATGTCGTGGGTGTAGAAGGTGTCGTCCTCCACAAGTTTGGCCTTGTCTGCATCAGCCGTCTTGTACTCGTTTCGAGTCCCATGGTTTGTGTATAGGGTCTTGCGGAGATGGTCTTTAGCAAGAATCATATCCTCCGCTGAAAGCCCAGAGTGTTCGATTTGGTGGTACACGGCTCTCGTTTTTTGGGCTACTTCAGCACTGTTCTCAGACTTGAAGTTCTCAGCATCTTCCAGAATCTTCTTTGTCGACGTGTTCCACATCAAAATCTCGAGAGCCTTCTCCTCCTTTGTCTGCCCCTCAAAGGTTTTGGGGCTGTACTTCTTCCAAAGTTCCTCAATGAGTTCAGGTTGTTTCTTGAACCCACACCCAATAGCACTCGCCACAGATGAAGCACCAATGATTACTTTGGGAACTCCGATAGGCTTCAAAGTCCTCTCATGACCAATAACATATGGATACACGCGACCACAAGCAATACAGTCAGCAAGGGAATTGTGAGCATTCTCAAATTGTTCACCAAAGATGTCTTCGTAAAGAACACCTAGGCGGATAGGCTTGAGAAAACGCTCTCGATACAACTCGAGGGTGCAACGAAAGTTGAGTTCATCAATGTGAGAAAGGTCTATACCATGTCGAAGCATCTCAGAACGAAGAACACTCGTATCAAACTTCGCATTATGTGCCACCATAGTCTTAGTACGGGGTCCAATGAATGTCATGAAGTCTGTGAAAACCTGAAGGAAAGGCCGACCTTTGGACTTGGCCATATCTTCGGTAATGCCGTGAATGGCAACGGACCCGGGACTGATACTGAAGTCAGTCGGGAGTATCATAGCGTCGAAGGTGTCAACAA